CTACCAGATAGCGGAGGCTTGGGCGTAGTAAAAAACCTTATCGATAAAGATCCAAAGGTAGATTCTGCAGATGCTCAAACACAGATAGATGCAGAGGTTAAGTTCCAAGAAAATGTAACTGACCGTTGGAAGGCTGATATGGGTAGTGATGTTAAGCTGGCTAAGTTGATACGTCCAGTCACGCTTATATGCCTTATGGCTATGTTTATGCTTACTATGTTTATAGACAGCATGGATAACGTAGCATTCAATGTGAAGGATTCATACGTATCCCTACTTGAACTGTTAATGCTGACTGCTTTTGGTGCGTACTTTGCAGGGCGTACTATCGAAAAGAAAAGTAAGTAATGTACACATACAATATAGATGTCCTCAGAGTAATAGATGGGGACACGATTGACGCTAGCATAGATCTAGGCTTTGATGTTAAGATAAAGAAACGTGTACGCTTTATGGGTATCAACACACCTGAATCAAGGACTCGTGATCTTGAAGAAAAGAAAAAAGGTCTGGCGGCTAAAGCTAGAGTAGCTGAGTTGTTGGACACAGCTACCGAGGTTCAGCTTATATCTCACGGTGTAGGTAAGTTTGGAAGATGTTTAGGTGAAATAGACTTCTGTTGTCCAGATTCACTCACTATGAAGAACTTAAACAAGCAGCTTATAGAAGAGGGGCACGCTGTAGAATACTTCGGGGGCAAGCGTTAAAGTGTAATTAAATACCCTAGTTTTTGGGGTTTAATCTCCACTTGTTTGTAGTCAATGGTTGTGTTTGTATACCAATACATTATCTTTTTATAATTGTCGTAAGCTCCAGGGGTATTTGATAAAAGTACTCACCCTTGCCAACGTATTTGTTTTTAACCTCTACAGGCTTAAGATGCTTTATCTTTTGACTCCAGAACATAACAGCATGTGTTAGTTCTTTGTTCCAAATGTAAAACAAAGTAAGTTGTTTAAAAAACTTTTTCTTACGGTGAGGTAGCTGCACTGTATTGTAAGGGAAGTTTGGACCAGACCACACTACTTTTACTTCACACTCTACACAGAATGGATCTGAATAATTTACTCCCCATTCATCTGCCTTTGAAGCTATGAGGTCCTGAGCATATTTATTATGATGATCAACAGCGGCAAACCCTTTCTTTTTAAGATGTTCTTTACAAGCAACTCTTGCTAATCTATCGTACTTTTCGTACAATTTTTTATCAAAAGGTTTTCGAGCTGACATCTTACAGCTTTACTTTGCTCTCGTTGTATTCCTCACATGCTGATCGTACCCCTTCTATTTCTGCTAGCACACCTTTTCTGTAGTCTAGCATAGTGTCAATTACTTGCTCCCAATTATTTATTGGCTCACCATTGTCTTTGTGAAGGTCTTCATATAGTTTAGAAGTAATCTCATGTATCTCGTTACAAGTAACGAAGTACAGGTTACTCAGTTCCTTTGAGTTCATCCTGGATAATTTTGATTGTTGCGTCCACTTGTTTTCTATTCTTAGGAATAAACAACATGTAGTCATCCATCTGATTATCAATCAGATACCTAAGAAAAAGTTTCCACCGCAACGGGAAGGTGTGCTGTCCGTGCACGTAACCTTTGGTTTCGATGATAAACTTATGATCGTGGGAAACAAAATCAGGGGTGTACTTTATCCCAAGCACAGCCTTTTGAGTGTTATCTCTCATAACATCTCTACCCTTCGTCATCTTGTGATAGATACCGTTGTATCTAAAACCATCCATTAAATAAAAGACATCTGTCTCGTATCCAAACTTTAATTTAGAATCCTTAAGTCTGTCGTAACAGTATGCCTCTAGTGCACTCTTAAGGTTATTGCCTGCCCTTCTATGGCCTTTAGCTTTAGCTCTTTTCTTTACTTTTTTTCCCACAAATGGGAATATAAAAATAAACAAACGTTAAAACTGTTCAAACTCTAGCTGTTTATCAACATCTTCTATGTTAATATGTTGATATAGTTTAGAAAAGGGGCCTATCATACTAAAGCCAGCGTGATTTGGATTAAAATCAAAGTAAAATGGATCATCTATTGCTGTTGGTTCTCCACCAGTTTCTTGCTCTCTAACTTTACGCACATGAAACTCTGTTCTGTTGCGTTTCTCTACATCAGGATGATGTATTTTTCTATGTATAGTAATGAAGCAGTCAGCTCTGTTTACCCACATGCCACCGTATTCTGTATCAGGAGCGAGGGGTGCAATAGGCTGTCCATCATCCCCCTTTTGCCTCTGCGCTGATGTAATCGAGTGTGCGTTTACCCATACAGCTATGTCTAACCTATTACAAAATGTGAGGAAAGATCCAGCTGCTTCGTAATGGTACTCAAATGCTGATCCTGATTTGTTTGATGTAAGAGCTACCTTAAGAGAGTTGTATGGATCTATAAGCAACCCATCTATCTTTCTATGCCTAGTAATCTTTTCTGTGTATACAAGTAGGTCTGCATAGCTAAGCATCTTTGTGTTGTCTATCAATATAAAATGCTTCGACACCCACTTCATCATGTATCGCACCTCACCTTCAGTCATTTCGTCTAGCGACTTACCGCAAGCAAACTGCATAAGTTTGATCTTAACGTTAGCAGTTTTATTTTCTGAAGAGTAGATTACCCATACCCAATCATTATTTATAGATATAGTAACCATCATGTACAGCATAAACGTAGTTTTACCTACAGAGCTGTGCCCTGATATCATAACAAACTCTTTCTTGTAGATAAAGTTTTTATCAAACAGCACGTTACCTGTACCACACCCTTTTTCTATCTCTCCATTCTTGTATCTAATAATCCAGTCTAAATCCTCTACGTCAGAACTCATAAACGACATGTCGCCATCTGATAGTAGCAACTCTCTTTGCGCTTCCTCTTCTGCCTCTATAGTCTCATGTATAGGCGCCATCTTACCACGCTCTATGCCATCACGAATTGTATTCTTAGCGACGTACATATCGTCAACCTCACGCAGCTCTATCTCACGTTCTAAGACACGGTACGCTTCAAACTCATCTACCCTGCCTACAGATATATACCCACCCATAAGTATCGCAGCTTTGAGTAGCACGTTATGCTTCTCCCCATCAGGCGCATTGCGTATCATCCTGGCGGCAAGGTGTAGCTTAGTATAGTCTGTAGATATTTCTTTTACCTCAGCTACCTGCGTCTTTGGAATGTCATCAAAGAGCATCTTGCCGAAATGCTCTGACTCTATCTTTATAACAGCATCAGGATCGTAGCTCTCGAAGCACGCTCTACTTTCATTGATCCCCGTACTATCAACCTCTAGGTTATACTTGTTATCAAAGTACTCTACTAACGCACGAAAGTGATCTCTATGATTTTCTGAGTTTGTAACTTTAACAACAGCCTTTAGCCCATCGCCAGACGGACTTACCCAGCATGCTTTTACAAAAGGATCTAGTGATAGTATTGACTTGCTTTTATCAACGTCAATGTGGTCAAAATCTAAGACGATGTAGCCACTATGCTTTATTAGCGAAGAGTCTTTGCGTTCATTAAACTTACCGCTAAATAATACTACAGGTAGCTTTGACTTTAAAGACTTATCTCCTCCTCTAATTTTTTCTATCGCAGATTTTTGCTTACCAGATTTTACCCTGTCTAAGCACTGTTCTAACGATATGTAATTAGGAGCGTCTTTGCTGTATAGGTCACGATATATTGTGAGCATGATCTACCTCAGTCTTTTTCTTAATATCCATAGCTGTTTTATAACACATCCTATACAATGTCGATTGCTTTATATTTTCTTCATGCTTATCAAACACATGATACATTGTAGTTCTATCCATACCCCATGTCTTAGCCAGTAGTTGTGGGTGACAAAAATTTCTAAATGCATTTATAAAAGCGTATCTTAAAAAGACATACTCCATCTTCCTCGTTTTTATTTCTTTGTACATATCCTCTGGAAGAGCTAAACTCAGGTACTCATTCTTTAAAGTATCCATAATATCTAAAGTGTAGCCTAAATGTTTTGGCTTTCTTTCTCTACTTAACTGTCTCATATGTAATCTGTTTCATAGTAAGATGATGCTTTTACACCGCTATCTAAATGCTCACGTATCCGAGCAACGGCCTTTTCAAACTTCATCCTCCCAAAGTTTAATGTGTCTTCAGAAGCAAAGTATAATCCTACTGCATACGGATATGTCTTTTCTTGGACTACCCATCTGAAGTCATCTATCCCAAGGACCTGAGTATACATGTATGCCTGAATGTCGTAACCAAAGTCACGAACACTCCAACGGAACTTACTTATCTTCTGTGTAGTTTTAGAGTCAGATATATATCCGTCTCCTAGTACATCTAAAAATCCACGCACAGGTACGTCGTTTATAAAATCATTAAACTCATACTGTGCATCGCCATTCAAAGAAGTTTCATGAACTCCCGTATCATGTAGGCGCTCTATCATCTCTTTTGCTTTAGCAACATCTTCATGTGACACAGTTTCTTTACCTTCTTCTGCTATAGATTCTTTCCATTCAGAGTAAGCCTTGGTTCTTTGAGGAGCCTTACCCCCTATCTCTAAGCATATAACTGTATCGTCTGCGACTACGAACTGATCGCTAAACGACTCAGGAGTTAGGAGCAGGCAGTCATATAGCTTACCAAAAGCTAAAGCTGGACTTTCAAACTTAAGTTGGTTTCTCATCTTCATCTCAAAGAGTTGCATATCTTGTAGCGCAACTTTAATAGACGAGTATGAGAGGTACGATTTACCATACCTATCTTTTAGCTGAGTTGATAAATCCATTACTTATTTTTTTTAACTTTTACTAAAGCATCAGAATAAATGTCACTGAAATATTCTAACTGATCATTTTCTTTATTGTAAGTCTGTATGTAGTTCTTTTGACACATTAAATTAATTGCGTCAATATTTAATCCTTGGTTGTCAAAGTGTAATACTTTTATCGATCTAGAAATTTTCTGACTAAAAGGACTTGCTTTCATTGGGTGTTCATTCATAACCATAAGCGTATCAAAAATTTCTGCACCTGACTTTTCATCCATTCTATATGTCATGTCTTTTAGCCTCGACCTTAAACCACTGTAAGTCCTGTTTTCCATAAGTACTTCCAAACCAGTAATTAAACTTAACTTATTTTTGGATTCTTTATTCCATTGCTTAGAAATTTTTACTGCTTGTTCAACATCAATATTGCCGCTTTCAGCAGCGTAGTTTGCATAATCCATAGCTGTCCATTTAGAACTAGTGTTATTTATAGCTATTGTATGCTCATCATTTTTCCAAGCTTTACTTACAATGTATGGGACTACATATTTTAGTTTCCTTAAAGACCAAAACCTATGCTGCCCATCAACGATGTATTTGTCTTCATTAACGATTATAGGAATTTGCACTCCTATTTCTTTAATACTATCAGTTAATTTATTTAGGATCCTTTGATTAGGCTCTCTGTTTGTATCAAGAAACTTAAACATCCCATAGTTTTTAGTTTCATGAGTTTTAAATTTTGTAATCTCCATTAGACAACTACTTTAGCAAGACTACCAAGAGCTTCTAACTTCTTTCTTTGCTCAGCACTAAATTGATCTCCATACTTCTTTAGCGTTTGCTCTACAGCAGAAACTTTGTTTGTTTGAGTATTGATGTGAGCTAAGCTCTTATCAAAAATAACCTTCATCTCTGCACGAGTTTTCTTTTTTGCGGGAACAGATCCGCTACCGTCATTTGTGGCGTCGCTATCTTTGGTATCGTCAATGCAGAACAATCCGTTAAGGGCATACTTCCTAGCATAACTAGACGATGCACCTGTTACCTGGCTACCATCCATACCTTTTTTACTTAACTCTTCTCTAGCAAACGCTGTAGTTTGCACTTCTGCCTGACCGTCGGTAAGCCTAGCTGTAGCTTTTACATACACCCTCTCTCCTACCATTACCATTTCATCTGACAACGTAAGTATTAGATCATGTTGTAAAAGCAAAGGCTTTACAGACTCTAATATATCTTCAGCGGATCTGTATTTGTATCCACCAAACTTGTTCATTTGCCCCTTTGGAGCCTTAAGGTTGCCTTGAATAAGGCTTAGTTTATTTACCATAACTTATTGTATTGAATTAAATATTTGACTCCTGCATAGGATTCGAACCTATACTCTCGGGAAACCAATTAAACACGAGCCCATCCCAGTGGGTAGCAGGAGGTATGCGGCACAAGGCCGCAAAAACTAGAACGGTAAGTCAGCAGTCTCTGTTTCCGTTGCTGTTTCTTCTTGCCTTTCAGCAGTAGTAACAGTTCCGTCAGTCCAGATAACCTTTGCGTTACCAACATAATTTTTAGGTGTCTTTGCATCACGCTCTTCTTTCGTTTGTGAGCAGAAGATGCTGCAGTTGTCACCGAATTGTCCCGTCTCATCATTCACCGACAAGGTGAAGTCATAGTACGTTCCGTTTTTGCCTTTGATAAGTTTATCTTTTGGCAGTTTGTTCAAATTAATTGAACCTTTGATTAATGATCCCATAGTATATAATTTAAAGGGTTTGAATTAAAAGTTTATATCGTGTTCTAAATGCTGGTATGTGATCCATAGACCTGTCTGCTTCTATCCAATGCAGAAACATAGGATCTTTGTGCACATCAACAGCTTTAGATATGGCTGAATAGCTCATGTCCTTGTGCTTAGCTAAGTATGCTATAGCTAAGCGCAATGCTTCGTCACCAGTAGCACCAGTGATTCTTGTTACTTCTTCTACTATCATGGTCTATCTAGGTATAGTGATGTTTCACGAATTACCTCATCTGTTTCAGAATTGTGCATGTAAAAATTGTAATATCCCCAACCATCTGCTTCAACTTGCACGTAAGGTTTGTTATCAAATTCAGATAGATCGTTGTAATAATACTCGTCATTACCTCTCGTAACATTCCAATACACATTTTGTGTTATAACACCGTCTTGAGGAATTGACCAATCATTCCATTCAATTTCGTATCCCTCTTTAAGATCAAATCCATTTATATTTAAACCGTCGTACACAACAGTAAATGAATACTCCCCGTCGTGAGATAGACAAAAACAAGGATAATCATAGTCCCCGTAGAATTGCCCGTACGATATTGTAGTGAGTAACATACATGCTACTAACGATAGTGTTTTTAGTGTGTTGTTAAATTGTTTCATAGCTTTTTTTTGTAGGTGTTTGCGGTAATGGTAGTCATCGTCGATGTGATCACGATGCTCCCCAAAATCTTCAATGTCTTTAATAAATACTTCCTTCATCTTTCCCATAGCGTTGACAAATATATATGTTACAAACTCTAATTGCAACTATTGTTAATAATTTTCAAAGTCCTCATTGGCCAACTCCTGCATGTAGTCATAGAATTGCTTATCGTCTAGCAAGAAAGTCATCTCGTGCTTGTTCTTTCCGTACCCATAGTACACGTAATCTATATCTATACTAAGGCCTTCGGGGTAATCGACTACATAGTAAACCAATGTAGCCTCAATACCACAGCCTAATTCAAATAATACTTCTCGTTTATCCATCGTTATTTATATGTATGTGTTTCCCTCTACATCGGTGTAAGGTGCATGAGGCCAATCTTTAATAAATTCTACTACTGCTTTGTATGTTTTATCGATATTGCATTCATCTAACGCCGATCCTATTTGACTCCAATTATCTATCCCGACTAAATTTTGACCATCTAATCTACATTTCTGTACTACGGGCATCAACCAATCCCATGACTTATCGAATTGCATAGGTGCAATCGTACCATCGTTGTACTTAGGTGAGTAGCATTTACCGTGCTTCACTTCATACCCCATAAATTTTGCTATTAGTTTATTGTTCTCCATCGTTGTATTTGTTTATAAATTCTACTACTTGTTCGCACGCTATGCTTATATCACATGTGAACATCGCATCCATTAGATCATCCCATTGGTGCGTATCATCTCCTGTCTTATAGCATTTATCTACCACAGGCATCAACCAATCCCATGAGTTATGGTATCGCAGGTCGTCTGCTGATGTGAGCCTTATGTGATTCAATTCATAGTATACATCGTCACCTTTAACGATAGGCTCATGTCCCATAAATTCTGCTATTAGTTTATTGCAGTGCTGTTTAGCTATAAGGTTTCTATCTTCGTTGTTCATTTTGTTTTGGTTTAATTGGTTCATCCACCACCATTCTTTCTTTATCATGTTGAATTGAGTTTGTCAATATCTTCTTGCCTTTTCTTGAAAGCTTTTTTAGTGAAATATTCTCCTCTGCCTAATGCATTTGATCTATCGTCTTCAAATACGATTAGCCCTGCGAGATCGTGCATACTGAATGATGCGATCCCTGATTGTGTTTTTCTTTTACTCATGATTCCTTTTTATTTAAGTATCTATCATTTATTGATGCGATGCGTTGCTTATAGTCATCGTAAAGTTCTACGCACACCGTTCCATAGTCACCATCACCTTGATTGTCTCGGTAGTGTGAGGCTAGTTCATCTAACCACTCTGCCTCTGCTTGGTATTTTGATGAATGGTATCTAGCTTCAACAAGTTGCTCTGCTAGTTGCTCTCGTGTATAGTCTTGATTGACGATGTAGTCAATGCTTGATTGTTTGAATCTTTTCATGATGTTAAGTCTACAATTAGTTCTACGTTTTCTATAACTTCGAGTTCTCTGTCAGTACATATTAGTCCGTCCTTTACGGGGTATATGTTAGCTTGTATGCCAAAATCCTCTCCGTTCTTTAAGAGTACATCACCGAATACGTTGATGTCTATGTATGGGCATAAGCTATCCCATATATCTCTGCTCTCTTCGAAGTCGCCTGCGGGTATCACTAAGTCCCCGAATAGTTTTGATTTGATTAGTAATGATTTCATGATGTATATTTTATTGGTTTATTTCAATTAGTTTTCCATTCACTTCTTCGTATTGGTACTCGCTCTCGTCTTCCCATGCAGTCCAAAAGTATTCTTCTAATCCGTAACTCTCATCTAAGATATACTCGTCTGACGCAGAGTTAAATTCCTTGTCTCCCCAAGAACGTATAAGGGTAATAAGGTCTTTCTCATACTTTACACATGTATCATCATGCACAAGGTATCCTTCATTCATTCCTTCGCCCGTTACTGAGCATTGTCTAGCGTACTTCATAGTTTCTTTACTTTTACTGATTGCATATCGGTATCGCATTGCTCAAGTTCTGCCTCGCCTAGCTTATCCCATATCTCATAGTACGCCTCGTTTTCAGTATACAAGCCGTCTAACTTGCCTAAAGAGTCGCCTATCGTTATTCTTTCAACGTCTGACGGCGTATAGGTGTCAGGTAGATTTACCTCGATTGTGGTAGTGTATGAACGCACCACTTCTATTTCAAATGTTTTCATGTTGATTGGTTTTCTTCATGGTATAATTCGTATTCTTCTTCAATTTCATCACTATCAATGTACTCTTGTAAGTACGGGTGTATTATCCAATCATCACTTGGTTTGAATAGTTTAGCATCGGTATAACCGCCTCTCACATCCGCACCTCCATGTATTTGCAAGAGTAGGTACGTCTCACCATCCATCTCTAGCCACGAACCTTGCAACACTTGAGACAGGTCGCTATCCCCGTTGTAAGTATTGAATTGGTATTTGCTTTCCATATTGATTAACTCAAGGAAGTCAGCACCTGCTTGAGATACACCCCAAGCAAAATCACCATCCCAATCTTTGCAGTCAGTGTTTAACTCGTTGAACTTATCGCAAACGTGATCGGATTCAAGTTCGCTTAGGTAGTGAAATACTGAAACGGTGCGCTCGTATTCGGTGTGTACCTTCCCATCTTTGTCAGTCCATTCAGACTTCTCAATCGTTGCCTCTAATTCATCGTCAAAGTCCTTAATGGTCTTGGCTTGATTGCGTTGCCACATTCTACCATTTGCTCCTCCACTATCACACATGTGAGTGCCTGTGTTTTCCATAAGCATAGCATACACTAGCTTTTGTGTTTCTGTAAATTGTTTCATATCTATTAGTTTATAGCATTAGCACTCTGAGGTAAGACTTTAGCAGTCTGAAGTAGTTGTACTGATACATATAGTTTATGTGTTTTAGCTTCATATTCTTTGCAACGTAAACTTTTTTTCTGATAAGTCTAGCGATTCTGATAATGATTAATTTCTTCATATTAATTAGTTTTATTTGCTACATAGTTTTCTGCTTGCTCAAGCGTTGTACATTGAGGTACACTATCGTAAGTATTGTCAGTGTACCATAATCTATTAAGTTCAGGAGCGTATCTGTGTCGCTCTAATCCCATTATCTTTTTCATTTCTTATTGGTTTACAAGTTTTACTAATTCATCTAGGATAAGGTATGTGTGGTCGCTTGGACAGTCGCACTCTTCAAAGTGATTGCGCTCATCGTCTATCGTGCGGCTAGCTAATTCGTTTACGAGCGCTTGTATTTTTAATGTATTCATTTCTTATTGGTTTTAATCTTGCATTGTTAACATTCTAATCGTGTGCTCCTTTTCCGATATCATTTGCTCTAACAATTTTTGTTGATGACTCGACAGAAGCACTCCTGTTTGTTTGGGGATATTCAAAACGTCATTCAACAATGTAACTTCTTGCTCTAGTTGTTTGATAACTTTCTTCATTTTTTATTGGTTTTATTCGTTGTCAATCCCAAGTGTTTCACAAATCCAATCTTCCTCGAACCATAGGATATCGTTTAGTTGCGTATCCGTCATCCCATCGGGGTATAAGTCCTCAATCATGGATTCAAAGTCATCTTCTTTGTTATTATCAAGGATTAGCTGCTTGGTGCTTTTTGCACCGCTCCACGCTTCAAAGTTTCTTAAGCTCAGGTTGTCGTTTACTATTTTCATCTCTTATTGGTTTTCGTTACCATACGCAACAGCATAGCAACATGATTATAACTAACAGCGTCATTTCTAAAACGCTAGGGTTGTTGACATTATTATACATTATCAAAATTAATTAAGTCGAACTCTGCGCCCATATCTAGGAGCGCTTGCTGTAGTGCGATATCTTGTACGTTTGGTAATTGGTTTTTACTCATAATTGAAAAAGGTTTTTATTTATTAAATAGTGTACTCAATACGATTTTAATTTCATGTGCGTCGGATAGGTCGGCGTAGTTCTTATCGAATAAGTCTTGCGCTATGTTGTTAAGTATTTCTAGCATGTTTCTTTAAGTTTAATTTTAGGGTATACATATTCATTTATTACTCTTAATACCTTTCGCTTTTGGCGGTCAGTTAATTCTTCATACTTGTTGCTATGTAGCTCAATAGCTAGCTTGTTAAGTGTATCTATAGTTTTCATATCTATTAAAATTTAGGGCACGGCTTTACACCGTGTCCGTTGTTATCGTGTGGTCTCCACTAGCCCGAGTATCTCGGCGGGCTCGTATGTTGTCGGCGCTTATGCTCTCGCTCGGCGTCTTTGGTTGCGTTGCTCATCTGCTCGCTCGATGCGGTCAGAGTATGCACACTCTAGGCGGTCAGTGATGGCTCTTGCCCTCGATGACTTTTGGCCTTTGCTACTGCTGTAAGTCTTGTTAGAGTACTCACGCCTGTAGCGTTTGTCATGTAGTATGGTGCTTAGTACTTTCATTTGTTCCTTTGTTTCTTGGTACTAATATACGCACATCACTTTGATAAATACAAGTTTTATCCACACTTTAACATGGATTTAACATATTAGGCGATATATAGACAATTGACGTTAACAAATGTTAATGGCCTTGCACAGGTCAAAAAAAAGTTGTATAGGGGTACAGATGTGAAGACTTGTTAAATAGTTGCACAGGTCAAATAGTTTTTGTATAGCGCACCCCGTCGGGGGTGGCTCGCCAGGTTGAACGGTTCAGGGGTGGGATTGTCACAGACTTTTTTGTCTTTGCGTTTGTTAACAGAATAAACTTGGATAAGTCGCTGTAAAGTTGTAAGGGCAAAAAGCTAAAAGTTTTGACAGGTAGCCAAGCATTTGCAGGG